TACTAGGGCGCGCGGACGCATGGGGATATACCAGTCCGGCCTGTCCATGCCATCGGGCCACAGCTTGAAGGTGCGGTTATAGTAGGTATCTATGTTCTCCCACTTGGCGTGGGTGTTAGACCACAAATCGCCCAGGTACTTGCGGTGTTCTTGGATTAGTTCCGGGGTAGGCTTATCTTCAAGGGCCAAACTACCACCTCAACCGTACGCTACGTTTGAATACGCTTCGCCAGGTATCAGCGTCGTTGTTCTTTACGCGCCCAACTGCCTGCGCGAAGCGTCTAAGCTGCCACGCAATCCCGACAGCAAGCGGGTAGTCATCATGCGCGCCCGCCTGTCCTTCAATCCTACCATTTTTATTGGGATTTCGTATGACGGAGTAGAACTGCGAGAGCCCCTGCTCCGATGCGATGGTTATCAAGCGCGAGTTGACTGCTTCGATTAGCTCACCCCACAGTGTGTAGCGCGAGCGTTCATCAGTGTGCCACCCTGCTTTATCATCATCGCGGTAATATAGCCGTGGATACCGCATGCCTTGCGCGGAAACTATGGTAAGGACACCCCAATCGTTGTCTTCTATCCCCCAGATGGGGTTGTGATAGCGCGCGAGCAGCGCAACCGATGCGATTGCAAGCTGGTCAGGCGGCAGTAGGTTCGTTTGTATGTCTGCAACCACGTAACCAGTGTCTCTATCCATCACAACAGTCACTGCATCGTCGCCGCCGACGCCGTGAGAGGTGTCCGTACCGGCCATATACCGCTTTCCTGGGTGGAAATCCTGATATATGTTGGCTGTGACCGGGCCAGCGGGCATAACCTCTACTGGATTGCGCACATCTTCCCGCATCATGTTCAATGTGTCGGGGTTGAACGCCGCAATCGTGCGCGGCGGCGCTAATGCTTCCTCTTCTGACGCAGGATATTCCTTCTCGAACAGGCTGTCGTCCGTATATTCTAGTTTTCGGGCGGCATACCACTCATTATCGCGCCCAGGACGTACGTTCCAGCCGTAGAACAGCCTCTTGAACCCGTTAAATGGCGCATCCTTGTACACTTTCTTGAACAAAGAGTTCTGTACCATGCCATTAGAGGTGGAAACCAGTATCAACTGACCCCCACCGTCATCAATAGTAGGCTTAACAGCAGCATAGTTGGCGTCTAGGTGCTCGTGATAGTCCGCTTCGTCCATGACTACCATCGACGCAGTGCTGGAACGGCCCGCTTTCTCCGTGGAAGGGAGGGCCAGGAGGCTGGAGTGCATGGTAGGGAACTCTAATTCCTGCCTGGAGTCCACGCCTATCGGTACTTTCAGCGCTTCTGGTAGCTGTTCTAGGATGAAACGGCTCTTGGCGAGCAGTCTCTTGGCTTCTTCCTCTCCTTGAGAGAGTAGTAGCACCATCGCGCCCTCGGAATACAAAGCCCTCCAGAGGGAATACGCGGCCAGCAACCAGCTTGCGCCGGTCTGCCTGGACTTCAACCAGACCAATAGCTTGGTCTCTTCTAAAGTCCGGCACACCTCTACTAAGTGGGGCCACCTCTCGAACGGAATGATGCCCCTGCCAGGGGGCGGCTCAAGTATCTTGACGTAGTTCAGGAACTCATCGAAGTCCCGCTTGGATAGTTCGATGCTGGCGGCTTCGCCTGCCTCTAGGAGCATCTGACGTTGTTCGTCAGATATGGTGCTCATGTGCGTTTGACTATGCGGGACATGCGCGTGTCACATACCGGGCAGTACCCCTGCATGGTCACGGAGCCGTTGGCTAGCACAGACGACACTGGCTTCTTCATGGGAGTCTTGGCCTTGCATCGGAGGCAAAACGCTTCAACAGGTTCTGGACTATCAACCGCATCACCACCGCGGACGCGAGCAATCCCACGGGATAGAGCACGTAGGCCGGTAGCGGTAAGAAGCGCCCCAAGGATATCAAAGCCGCGTCCTCTATCAGGTGTATCGTCACGAACAGCAGCGTCACTACGTTTACCGTCTTCACTCGTCACCATCCAGTACCTTCCCTTCGCCCTCGATGATAAGGGCATCGTCTTCTTCTATCAGCTTCTTGCGCATAGCTACTAACTCGCGCAACTCCACCGTGTTGAAGTCTGCCAATGAGTGCTGCACCTGCACATCCGCCGTCACCTCTACCTGTGACACTGACTTCCCCCACCCTCTGCTCAGTAACATATCTGCTGCGGCTAATCTGTCACTTATCTTCGCCTCCAGTCCCCCATCTGCTATCTCGACCAGTAGGCGTATCAGGGTGTTCCCCTCTTTCGTAGCCTTCCGTACCTTCTCGGCCAGCGCGACCCCCAGCTTCGGTCTCCCGCCAGGGTTCCCTGACTGACCTGGCTGGAACTGCTGGATGTTCTTACTAGTCATTCTCTAACACCTTCATCCCCAGCGCCGTCATTCCTGCGATGGTCGATGTTGCCACTTCAACCATGTCGGCAAAGATGGCGTAGCCAGTGATGGCCCCCAATAACAGGATGGCAGTCAGAATCTGTATGCGTATCTTCCCTATCATTTCATCACCGTGTATACCATCAGTCCGACTAGCACGCTGAGTATCCCCAGAACCAGCTTCACCTGCGCGTCAAGCGCAGATACCCGCCTTTCCATGTGCACCCAGTCATTAGTCAGGAACGTGTAGAACCGTTCGCGGAATTCCTTCATTCAACAGTAGCCTTACATTGGGTCACTTTCTGGATGTTCGCTCTGCAGGACTTCTTTTCGCACGCACGCTTGTGGCATCGCTTGCATTGGTACGGCAGCAAGGCCGCCTGTCCACATATCGTGCAGTTTCCGGCGGGTGCTGGTAGCACTTTCGGCTCCTTTCTAGGCGGGTCTACCGCTTTATCCTCAAAGTAGCGCACGCGCATATACTAACTCGTCTCTAGCGTCAAGAGCAAACGGGGGTGTCGCTTTTGCGTCGCATGCGTCGCTAGCTTTCCCCAGTTTTCTGCGATTCTGTCGCTACGAGTAGCCCCCCCTATCAGTTCCCCTACCCGCCGCCTTTCCGGGATGGCGTGTCGCAACTGCGGCGCGCAGTGGCTGCGGACGAGCCAACCCGCGCAGTAGCGGCGCGCAGGCACTGCGAACGAATATAAATACTCGCGCTGAATGGTATTGACATTAGCCCGCAATGTGGTAAAATAACCATAGGGAGTCAAACAACCCAGCCACCCAGCCCGCGCACTACGGATGCGGCCCGCGTTAGCGGACAACGGGCGCAAGGGAAGCACAGTCGGCACATTGACAATAGAATACGCGAGACGGGTATCGCGCGGCGCGCAACCTGTATCACTAGTAACCAAAATACTATTAATACAGGTGATAACGTTGACTACTGATAATAATGGCAACATAAGCGCAAGCGCGACTAGCACTACCGCAGGCATGCCAACCGCTGAAGATAAAGCGTACGCACTAGCAGCAGTCAAGCTGGTAAATGAATCATTTACACTTGGCGCGATGCCAGTAAACGTATGGCTCGCGCAGCATATGGCAAGCGGTATCCCGGTTGGATTCCTGGCTGATGCAATACGCGCAGCCAACCCTAACTTAAGCGGCGCAGATGATTCACTGCTAAGCATCACCACTGCGCTACTGAGTGGCCAACCGCTAACGGAAGAACAACTGAAAGCCATGCGTTCGGACGTTAGCGCAGCAGCTAAAGAGGTTAAAGAGGAATCGGACGGATTCCTATCCGCTGCGCAGCGTGAGGCGTTCATTAAAGCCTGCGTCAAGGGCGGGAAGATATACGAATTCTGGCGCGAGATACGCGAGGAATTCGGAATTAAAGAGGATACAGCGGTACACATGGGAAGTGCCAAAACGTGCCACGATATCACAAGCAAAATAGAACGTTCTACGGACTATTTCGGCGGGCTGATAGCGGGCACTGTGTTCTTCAATAGCAAAGCGGATAGCAAGCGCATTGACTGGAGTACCGCTGCAGAACGCGACGCACTCTTAAACTATGCGGGAGTGCAAGCGGAAGGGAAAACCAACCGCATGCAAGCACTCAAAGCAGCTATAGAAAACGCAATGCTGCGGGTAGGCGTTGAGGGGTTGAAT